CCCCTGTCTTGACTTAGTGTTTTTTTTCTACTATCTTTCTTGCTTCTTCCATATCGTCTTGATTATGAAAGTTTGATGCCTTGCTGAGTAAGTCTTGTGATATTGACAGTCGTAAGACTTGCTCTAGCTTGTATACGTCTTGTGGTTTCATTTGCTCCCCTTTCTTGGTCTTATTGTCGCATATATAACGCCAGTAACACCAGAAACGCGCCAAAGAACACAATAATTGCTTCCATTATTCAACCCCCATAATTTTTGAGCATTGTGGAAATGCTCTGTGAAATCCTTGTTTTGCTACAAGCATCTGTGCGCGTTTATATTGTTCACGCACAGACGCTCTAGCAGGGTCGCCAGACCCCCCTACCCATTTCCACGATCTGTTATCAAACTGAAACAAGCCCCTATACTTGCCTGTCCGATTAACAGCTTGTGGGTTTAATGACGACTCACAAACGGCTATTTTCCGGTAGTCGCTTGGTAGTAGCTCAACGTCATCAAAATATGGGTTCATTAAAAGTATCTCTAAAATTGTGCTGTATCCCATTCTACTTTTTCGTCACTTTTAGGAAGCTTAGAAGCATTTAGCCAAGCACTAAGGTTATCTGCCAATTGTTGTTGGTTATCTAATTGGTTTTTAACTATGGTGTACGGCACAAATTCTAATTTGGTAAATTTTTCGTCTACTTCCTTGCCTAAATATTGCAGGTAAGCTAGTAACTTGTCTTTGTCCCAGTCAGTATAGATACGTTTACATAGACTATGCAAGAAGTTTATTTGCTTTTCTGTAGCGACCCTGTAAGACCCAAAATAGCCTCTTTCTACCTTTTCTTGTTGTCCAGATACCTGACTGGGGGTTTCTTGGCTAATTTTGCCTTCTATGGGCTTTGTAGGGCTATCTGGTGGGGTCTGCCAAGGGTCGTTTTCTGGTTTCATATTACGTTGTACTTCCTCTCTGCTAGCAATACCTTTAGTAACAGCAATACCAAGAGCTGCAATAGCGCGACCCCAAGCACTTGTTTCAAGGGTCATCATTTCAGCCCCACGAGCAAAGCCTTTAGCAGGAACACGTTCCCAAGCCCAACCTGTTGCGTGATTTAATTGCTCTCTATCTGGATATGCAAAAGCTTCACCATAAATAAAAGTTTCACCGTTAAATTCCAATACACCTCGATATTGAAAGCGTAATACTCCGTTTGGGTATTTGTCGTAAAACATTTGTATACGATCTTTAACTTCTATGTAGTTCTTTAGATAATCCATTTAATTAACTCCTATAAATAGTCCGTAGAATTCTTGCAGCTGTTGCATTTTGTTTTCACAATCTCCAGCACATACAAGAGGTTCAAATATGCATCTGGTTCTGTGGTAGTGATCCATTGTGTGATATGCGTGTTGTAGCAATATCGAGATTGGGTAAAACTGTTTATCCATTATTGCCCCTTTCGTTAATGAAAGGTTAAAGCAAAGGTGCGTCAAAACACGGCATTGAATTATAACAATTTGATAACGGCTTTAACGCCAGAGTTCGCCTTCGGCTATAAATGAACCGTCTTTGTTAAATGGCACTAGCTCGGGTTTAACTTGTCCGTCCTGTTCGTATAATATGCCAAAACCTGCCTGCCAATTTGCGTGACCTTCTTTCATATAACGCATACCAGCACTATTAAGATCGCATAGATGTCCAACTTCCATACCCCACAAAGTACTAAGTTTGCCTGCAAAACCGTGTGACGCTGAAGCAATACCTTGCCTATGAGTATGACCACAAATAACATTCTTACCTGTTCTTGTAGCTAGTCCAAGAGCTGTTTGTCCTGCGTGATTATAAAGCCTGCCTTCGTCACCGTGACCCATAATTACACCTTTAGCAACTTCGGTTAATGATCTGTTATAAGTAACTTTAATATCTGGTTCATTATAACCTAAAAGGTTTTCAATTTTAATTGCGTCAATAACTGCAAATGCTGGTGCGTGACGGCTAATATACTTTTCAATTCGTATTGTGTGATTACTGCGTTGTATTTGGAAAGGCTTACTGCGTCCAATAGCACTACGGAATTCTTTGAGTAAGCCCTTCAAACCAATTATATTCTTTTGTAAAGAACCCTCAAACTCCAGGGCTGTGCCACGTGCATAAGTTGAAATGGTTTGGCAATCAAGCTCATCACCAACACAAAATAATTTATCTGGTTTAACATAATCTATATAATCAAGTAAAGAATCAACGTATTGCTTTTTAATGTATGGGTATTGCAAGTCTGAAATTACGACGTAACGTTTAATAGTTACCTCTTTCGTGTAGGTTTCTTACCTAACTGTGAGTTAATACTATCTATAGTACTACGAATTTTAACAACATCTAACTGTAGGCGTGTCACTTTATCTGATAAAGAACTTCCACCATTAGGAAACAATTGTGATTTCATTTTAATAATTTCTGCAGTTGCCTTAATAACCAAAACAAGAATAGTAATAAGCAAACCAATAATGCCAACAAGTTCATTTATCATTGTCCGTCAAACCACTCAGGATCATAAAAGTCGTCGTCGTCTTCTTCAGGTGACATTGTAAACTGATACTTTTCGGCTGCATAGTTAATAATTCCAAATACGCTATGTTGTGGCATATCTTGATTTGCAACAATCTTTATAGTTTTCTTCTTGCCGTCAAACAGTTCTAAGCAAGCAACAAAACCAACTATTAGTTTTCCTTCTTCGTGAGCTGTATTAACAATTCTTACAAGTTCACTAGCCATAACATCAGGTAGTTCTATTGTTTGCTTTTTTGCTTTAGGTTTGCTCATATTCCAAATGCCTTTCCGTTAAGGTCGCCTGCCTTAGTAAAGGATATATGCAAATGCGATACGTGAGGGTTAGACCCTTTATAGACACGCCAAGCCCAATTCTGTCGTGGTGAGGCTATTCGGTGTTGGTGAATAATGTAACTAAGTCTTTTGTCGCCTTTAAGTGCAATTGTCTTAATTTGCTCAGCAAGTAACCAAGACTCTTTACTAGATCCTTTAACAAGGTCTGAGTCAACATCTATAGCACGAACCCAACCATTCTTATCTGGGTTATGGTCTGATTTACGTGCGTTGTGTGCTGTGTCGCCTATCCAGCCGTCCGAGCGTTTATCTCGCTTAGGATACTTGGCGTTTATTTCCGAGCGTAATTGCTCAGCTGCTTTACTTAACCTTGGTTTTGGCATTTGGATTCATCGCGCCCATTGAAGCAGCTACGACAGCACCAAGTACAGCTCTGTAATCAAGGGCGAAGTCTGTTGCTTGCCAAGCTGCTAAGAAAGCAATTGCAGCTAAAGAAAATTGTTTGTGGTTAAAGGATTGAAGCAAGTTCATCTTTTGTTAGTCCTGCTATTTCTGCTAACTTTTTGATAGCAGACTCTCTGGCTTCTTGCTTGGCTTTATACTCGGCTTCAAGTAGTGCTTGTTCGGCTTGGTCTTTAGCGCGTTGCTCTAAAAATGCTTCTTTATCAGCACCAGTTAATTCAATGCGTTCATCATCTATTTGAATAAAAACTTTATTTGTTGTAGCCATACACACTCACACTTCCAGTCATATTTACAGGTGAAAAAAAAGTAAATCCAGTATAAGAAGTTGCTTGTTCGTGTGAGCCAGTTCCCATAAATGCTCTTTGAGCACCAGCCGAAGTTCCTCTACTAGATGAAACATTGTAAGTAAGCATTGTTGCTTGGGCTTTGAAAACATTAGCAATTTCTATGTCTGCTAATGCACCTGCTTGACCAAATTCTTGAAAATTAAAAGAAGTTTGATTTTCGCCAATTGTTGCTGATTGTGTTCCAGAGTTTGAAACAATAAAGGACTGAGCATACCAATAATCACTTCCAGTAGAATCTGTGCCACTAACTCTTAATCTAAAATTAAATGAATCAGAACTAGCATTTGTTCCAGCAATAATTATTTTGTAATTATCATAAGTTGCACTAAATACATCATTAACAGATTGACTGGCTACTGCACTAAAACTAGTGGTGTTTAAGAGTACAAGTCCTGCTTTTTTAGTACCCAAAGCATTGTTAAGAGAGGTGTCAATAGAAGACCCAAGAGTACGAATAGCAGAAGCCCCGTCTTTAACAAGTGAGGTATCATCTGGGGTAGTCCAGCCATAATTGGTCGTAGTTGCCATTGTTCTAGTTTATCCTTTTCTTAAGCGACGTCAAGCCACGTCAAGTCATTAGGCAGGTTTTGCCATTGGGTTAATGGGTTATAGTCTTCCCATTGTACATCAAGAGAGCTGTAGATTGAGTTAGAAATTGCTAGATCTAAATCAAGGCTGTTCTTTGATAATGTCCAAGTCCAGCCTTCACAAAAACCTTCAAATACGCCTGACGTAATTATGCCTGTTGGAATGTTAGTAATGGCAATAAGTGTGTCCATTGAAACACCAAGTAATGAATTACGTACAGCATCAGTTATGTTCGGGTTAGATAGGTTTAGAGATACAGAATCTAAGGACACTTTAGGTAAGCCTCTAAGAGCAACTGTTCTAGCAGCTTGTTCCTGTGCGTCTAATTGTTCAGCCAAAATGGTTGGCACAATTTGTTGCAACAAACCATAAGTGTCTATGCTTGTGTCATTCTCAGCTGCTTCTTCGGCAACTGGATCATTGTATTGAATGACTACGCTGTTAATAATGTCGGCTGTTTGTAAACGTGTGGTAAAGCCTGCGCTTGAAAGAATGTCAGCGTCAACGGCTATAGTGTTGGTTCCATAGTTAGTTGAACGTCTTTCAGCATCTGCATAACCGATTAAACCGTCGCCAGTTTCATATAGGTAGCCCAATCCTGTTGTGGCTGTAACGTCTGTTATTTCATTAGCTTGTTC